ATCATTAGAAAAAAAATAGCACAAGGTTTTAGACCTGACTTAATACTTATTGATTATATTGATTGTGTACAACCATCTAAACATTATTCAGATGTAAATGAAGGTCAAGGTGCTGTAATGAGAGAATTAGAAAGTATGCTTGATGAATTAGACATTGCTGGGTGGACAGCAACTCAAGGAAATCGCTCAGCAATTAAAGCTGATGTTGTTGAAGGCGACCAAATGGGTGGTTCCATAAAAAAAGCACAAATCGGTCATTTTTTAGTATCTATTGCTAAAACTTTAGAACAGAAAGAAAGTGGTAAAGCAAATATGGCCATATTAAAATCAAGATTTGGTAAATCAGGTATTGTATTAGAAGATATTATTTTTGATAATTCAACAATACAAATTGATATGAGTCAAGATACACAAGGTAGGTCATTTTTTAATCATGGTGCGGTTAAAGATGAAAGAAGTCAAGATAGAGTAAATCAATTAATGGATGTAGCGATACAGCGAAGAAGAGAATTAGAAAATTAAAATATATGTATTTAAAAAATAAAACAATAAACAAACGTTATTCAATATTCCCAGTCATTCATAATGATTTGTGGGAAATGTATAAAAAAGCTGAAGCTCAAACATGGGTTGCGGAAGAACCAGATTTATCAAAAGATAGGTTTGATGAACTGAAAGAGGAAGAGAAGATATATTTAAAAAATATATTAGCATTCTTTGCTATATCTGACGGTTTAGTAATTGATAATTTAGCTACGAATTTCCAAAATGAAGTGGATATTTTAGAAGCTCAATATTTTTATGGTCATCAGACATTTATTGAGCAAGTACACGCTAATGGTTATTCATTATTAATTGAAACTTACATTAAGAATTTAACAGAACGTGAAGATTTATTTAATTCAATGGAAACTAACCAAGCTGTTAAAAATAAAGCTATATGGGCCGAAAACTGGATTGAACACCCATCTTTTTCACACAGACTAGTAGCATTTGCATGTGTTGAAGGTATTTCATTTGCTAGTGTTTTTTCAGGTGTATTCTGGTTTAGAAGTAGAAATAAAATGTCTGGATTGGCAGCTATGAATGAACTTATATTAAGAGATGAGACGTTTCATTATGAATTCGCATTACATTTATATAAACATTATCTTAGGGATGAATATAAATTACCTAAAGAAGAATTGAGAAATATTATCCTTGGTTGTTATGAGGTTGAAAAAATATTCATTGAAGAAAGTATGCCAGATGGGTTACAAGGTTTAACTAAGGAAAATATGATGACATATATCCAATACGTAACTGATATAGTTTTAAATGATTTTGGTTGTGAAGTTGAATTTAATGTTAGAAACCCATTAGATTATATGTCTAGAATTGGCTTATCATCTAAAAATAATTTCTTTGAAAAGAGAGAAGGGGAATACACAAGAGTAGAGATACCAACAACAACTGATGGTATGTTTGATGAAGAATTTTAAATATAAAACATTATGAGAATAGTTAAAAGAGATAAAAGTACACAAGCGTTTACACCAAACAAAATATTAACAAGAATTAAAACACAAGCTAAAGGTTTGAAAGTTGATTGTGATATTTTATTTAGAGAAGTTATTCCATTGATAAATGATAATATAACAACAACTGAGATTGATGAAATAATAGCATTTAAATCTGCTGATAAGATTATACAACATTCTGATTATTCTTTATTAGGTGGTAGAATTTTATTATCTAGACAATCAAAAATAATAGGTAAAGAATTACAACCAGTTGATTTAACCTACGATTTCTTTGCAGCAACTACTTTCTTAACAAAGTATTCAATAAAAGATGAAAATAAAACACCTGTAGAGTTACCGTCATGTATGTATAAACGTGTATCTGGTTATTTACATGATGATAACGAATTCGATTATTTAGAATTGATGGGTGAATTAACATCCAAAAAAGCAAACTTTGCAACACCAACTTACACAAATGCTGGTGTACCTGAAAGAAACGGTATGATTTCGTGTAATTTAACTCATTTAGAAGAAGATTCATTTGAAGGTATTGAAAACACTTTAACTAAAATAGCTTCAGCGTCTAAAGAAGGTTCTGGTATTGGTTTATTAATTGACCCACTTAGAAGTAAAGATAGTATAGTTGAATCTTTTAAAGGTAATGCTGGTGGTGTTGTTAGATTAGCTGATATGGTACAAGCTAAAATGAGATTTTATAAACAAGGTTCTCGTTCTGGAAGTTGTGCTTTATATTTATCAGTTTGGCATAGAGATATTTTTGATTTCTTAGATTTAACATTACCAATTGGTGATGAACAATTAAGGACTAGAGATTTATTTACCGCAGTAATTATTAATGATTTATTCATGGAAAAATTACAAAATAATGGTGATTGGTATTTATTCTGTCCAAATGACATTAAAAAAGCTGGATTAACACCACTTTATGAACTACACGGTAAAGATTTTGAGGTTGAATATTATAAAGCTGTCGAATTAGGATTAGGTAAAAAAGTTAACCCTAAAGATATTTTTGATTCACTAATTAAATCACAAGTAGAAAGTGGTAAACCTTATGTTATGTTTAAAGATAATGCAAATAAACGTAATATGCAAAACAATATTGGTATAATTAAACAATCCAATTTGTGCATAGAAATTTTGCAAGCTTCTAAACCTAAATATACACCACAATGCACATTAGCATCAGTAAACTTATCAGAACATGAAAACTTAGAAAGTATAGCTAAAACAACTAAAGTTTTAGTTAAAGCTTTAAATAAAGTTATAGACAAAAACAAATGGTCTGACGAATGGAGTAAAAATGCTGGTGAAGACCAAAGAGCTTTAGCTATAGGTGTTGCTGGAATGGCGGATTTTTTTGCTAAAAATAAGATATCATTTGAATCTGATGAAGCTAAAAAATGGAATAAAGATATCACAGAAACTATGTATAAGTCTTTCATTGAAGAATCTATGCGATTAGCTATTAAAAGAGGTGAAAATTACCCATCATGGGAAGGTAGTCCTTATTCAAAAGGTGAAACTTATATTGAAGGTTGGTCACCATTACCAAAAGGTCAACCGATACCGATGTTAAACAGTCTAGGTTTAGGTTTTATGCCAACAGCTTCCTCAGCTATTTTATTAGGTGTGTTTGAGTCTTTTGAACCAGTTACAGCTAATTTATTTACAAGAAGAGTTGGTCAGGGTGAGTTCTTAATTGTAAATAAATATTTAATTAATGAATTATTAGATTTAGGTCTATGGGATACTAATATGATTGATCAGGTAATTACAAATCAAGGTAGTATACAAAATATCATGGAGATTCCAGAAAACGTTAGATATAGATATAAAGATATATGGGAAATACCTCAAAAAGTATTATTAGACTTATCGATAATAAGAAATGGTTTTATTGACCAATCACAGTCATTAAATATATATCATTCAGAAGCTAAATATGCTAAAATAGCTAGTGCGTTAATGTATGCATGGAAAGGTGGTTTAAAAACTGGGGTGTATTACACAAGGACAAAATCAAAACTTGATGCGAATTCAAAGTTAGCTTCAAATAAAGTTAATGTTGTTGAAAAACCAAAAGATACTCAATTTGAATGCTTTGGTTGTTCAGCTTAAAATAAATAGTGTTGAATAAGAAAAAAGGAAATGATTAATCATTTCCTTTTTTTGTTATATTTATATATTAAAAGAATATGGCTCAAAATAATAAATACATTAATATTGAATTCCCGTTCAAAGATAGTAAAAATGGTTTTTTCTTACAGTTAACACAAACTGATTCAAAAGCAATAAAATCAGATTTAATGCATTTAATCCTAACTAGAAAAGGTGAGAGATTTTACAATCCAGAGTTTGGTACAGATTTATTAAGATTCATATTTGAACCAAATGACTCTTTAACATATTCAGCAATTAAATTAGATATACAAACAACAGTTAAAAAATATATGCCAAATTTGGAAGTTAATGATGTTATTGTTGAATACGATGAAGAAGATGAGTATCGTGTATCCATTAGAATTGATTACACTATAACTGACGATATATTCAAAGAAAGTGATTTCGTTATAATTAACTTGTAATCATTTATTATTATTTTATTATTGCTTATATTTATTAATAAAACGTAAATATGGCTAATAAAGGTATATCATATAATTCAAAGAATTTTGCTGACATAAGAACGGAATTAATTAATTTCGTAAAACAATATTATCCTGAAATATATAATGACTTCAACGATGCCTCAATTGGTCAAATGTTATTGGAGTTAAACGCTGCGGTAGGTGATATTTTATCATTTCATACTGATAGAATGTTTCAAGAGACACAATTAGACTTCGCACAAGAAAGAACATCGATACTATCATTAGCTAGAACATACGGATTAAAAGTTCCAGGTA